ACGACGCGCGCGCGGCTGCTCGTGCTGCAAAGAATGGAAAGGACCCACTCACTGTGATCAAGGATATACTTGAAAAAATGGTCCCAGAGATTCACGAGACGTGGGATATACACCTCGGCCCCGCCGCAAGGGACGAGGACGGGGTCCTGCGCTGGTACACTCCCAGGGAGTGGGTCAAGATTCTGCACTCAATCGTTTCGACGTGCGGCGAACTGAAGGCCCTTTCGGGGCGACAGCTCGACCTCCTCGAGCGCCAGGACAGGCGGATCGAGAAGATTGAGCGGGGTCAGATCCTCATGCTTGAGCGTCTAGGGCCTTCAGGAGAACGACGAATATGATCCAACTCGCACAGGCAATCGCCGAAGCCGTCGATCCGGCTCGAGCGTTCGGCCTCACGATCCCGGAGTGGGTCATGCTGCTTGGAGCCCTGGCGGCGTTCCTCGAGGCACTACGCCAGCGCAAGGGGCGGATCCGTAACGGCGAGAAGGTCAAGGTTGTAGTCGAGGCCTGGGAGGAAGTTCAAGAGGCCCACCCCGAGGCCGTCAGGCTCGCGAAGACGATCGTCCGTGACAAGGCCACTAAGCTAGGGATTGAGACTTCCAAGCTCGGACTAGAGGGTCTCAACGACGACGTGAAGAGGCACACGGGCAAGCTGAAGAAGGACATACTCTTGGTCCTCGTGGCTTGCGCGCTATTCCTCGGGTGCGTGTCCCCCGCAGCAATACAGCAGTGCGTCGACCAGCAGAAGCTCAACACCTATCACTGGAACAATGAGACCCTGCCCATGGAGTCCAGGCTGATCGCAGTGAAGAACGCTGACGCATGGGCGGCCCAGCGCTACAACCTCGACGGCACGAAGCTACCAAAGGACGTCGAGGATCGTCTCCGAAAGCAAGACAGTTTGCGAAAGGAATACAAGTGAGCCTGGTCGACAAGCTGACGACTCTCGCCGAGGAGAAGTCTCCGGACGTGATCGAACGGCTCGTAGGCAATGCTCGAGACCTCGCGAGTGAGCACCTAAACGGTCCAGAGCGGGACATGGCGAAGCGCGCCCTTGATCGCCTTGGGGACTCCTCGGAAGCCCTGGGGCACCTCGGCGCCGGCGGTCGCGTCGCGCTGCGTGCCCAATTCCACCTCGGGAACACAGAGGGGGCTAAGGCGTCGTTCCTCGGATCAGAGCCCACCTTCCAGGAAGTCCTAGACGCTCAAGACGCGTCGACTGACGGCGTGGTCCGTGAGCGCCTCAACCGGGAAGCCTACTGGCTCGAGGTCCGCGAGCTCGTCCAAGACCTCGGGCAGATCGCTATCAAGGTGATCCCCCTCCTGATCATGGCGGCGTAGCGTGAACTATTCGGTAGCCTGCGCTGTTTGTGGAACTCGTTACACGACCTCACAGGACAGCTTTCAGTGTGGGAAATGCAAGTGCCCCCGCTGCGGCTCCTCGAAGGCGCGGCACCTGTCGCCGCGGGACGACTAATGCTTGACCCTCACGAAGAGCTTGACCGACTACACGAACGCTCGACCCTGGCGCTGTCCGCGACCATGAATGAGATTCAGATTGCTCGGATACGGTCTGACTTCGATCGGGCGGCGAAGCTCGAGGCGAAGCTAGGGCGAGACCTCGGGGAAATGCTGGCAGCAGCAGACCTCCTGGGGCGGCGTCGGTTCCTCCTCGAAATGAAGGGCGCCGGCGTCAAACCTGACAAGGCCCTCTTTGTCGCGAAGGTTCCATTCCTCGAGGCCGTCGAGTCGATCCTCGCGAGGACGCCCGAGCTCGCAGAGGGCTGGAAGGCAACGCGCGAGGCATGGCTTCGCGGAGGGTTCGCACTCGCCAAGTCGACTACAGAGGTTATGACCAGGAAGGTCAGAGGCACATTCTTGCGATTCATGCGCGGGGGAATGACTGAGATCGAGACGACCGAGGCGATCCGCAGTCAGCTGCAGACGTCCGCGGGATCAATCACGCGGGCCTATGCGGACACGGTCTTCAGGACGGTAGTCTCTACGGCCTACTCGGAGGGCAGGAAAGGCAGGCACGTCGGCCGGGAGTGCGACGAGCTGCGTGTGGTTGGCGCTACGTCGCGACCCATGATCCCGACGTCCGCAAGACCCATATCGCGGGAGACAACTTCATAGCCCACGTCGAGGACGAGGTCTGGACCGTTCACTCCCCACCCAACGGATACAATTGCAGGTGCGCGCTCGAGATCGTTCCGACCTCAGAAATGGTCGAGCTCGGGCTCGCTACGCCAGAAGGCGGAATGACCCACCCAGTAAAAGCTCCGATCGGATTTGTTCCAGATTCGGGTTTTGCCGGTCGTCGTGGCCTGCTACCCTAGCGCGAAGGAGTAGTTTATGGGCTGGGATCCACCACAAGGCGGCGGCGGCGGCGGTCCACCCACGGGTCCTGCCGGGGGAGACCTGGGCGGAACCTATCCGAATCCCACAGTAACGGCGTCTGCAGCGCTCACATGGACTGGGACCAATTGGGTCGACAAGGCCGGCAACGACGGTACCGCGCTACCTGACCGGGCAGACCTTCCCTATCTAACGATCGGCGCGGCGCTCGTGGCTTCCTCGTCCGGTGACGCAGTAATGGTGCGGCCTGGAACCTACGCAGAGTCGGGGCTGACCGTTCCCACAGGGGTCGCGCTGATCGCGGAGAGCGGCTTTCGCGTGACAACCGTAGGGATCACTGCAGCTGTCGCGGATATCATTACGCTGTCAGACGGTAGCTACCTCCAGGGATTCGCGATCCTTGTCCCCTCGACGGTGAACCTGGCCGGTGTGGCTCACGCAGCGGGCACCGGCACGGTCTACGACCTCGATTTCAAAGGCGACGGAGCGACGGGCCTGGGCGACGGGCTCCTAAAGACAGGCGCCGGAAAGATCGTAGGCGGCAATATCCGCTGCAGCCTGGGCGGCATGACAAATCTCATTCGAGTTTCGGCGGCGGTCCTCGCTCTGGACGACGTGCACGCACCACAGTCCGCAGGCGCGATTGCGAACGTGATACTCACGGAGGGAAGCGGACGCTTCCAGGGGCAGGGAGTCAACGCGGGGAATTCAAACGTCACCGACTGCATTCACGTCGCGGGGACGTCTACGTGCATTGTCTACTCGCCGAACTGGTTCAACGTCCCGGTCGGAGGACATATAGTCTCTGACGGCGTGACCGTAACCATTGTGGGCGGAAGAGTAGACGCAACCGTTGCGAGCTTGTTGGTCGACCCGGCACTTACCGGAGTGGGGACCACGCTCACCGTTGCCGGGACCACTGTGCAGCCGTTGTTCAGCTTTCCGTCTGGCGCGATCACAACCATGGCGCTTAGCGCCTCGTTCCACCAGGAGTCGACCAGCACCCGAAACGCAGAGGTCCGCTCGGTCGGCGCTGAGCTAACGACGGGCTTCCCCGAGCTCGGGTCTGGCCTGGCTGTTGGCGAGGGGTCCCCCTACAGCGACGGGCAGATTGTCCTAACCGCCGACTCAACCAGCAGTCCCAGCAGCGACGGCGGGACACTGACCGACGTATCTGCAGCCGCTAAGAGCAAGTCGTCGAGCACATTCACGTTTCAGGGAGTAGCCGCGGGGAACTCGATCCTGTGGTGCACGGATCGCACAGACGCAGGCGGTACCCCGCTCAAGACGTGGGGGATTGAAATAGCCCAGTCCACGGCGGCGGTCCTGGGAGGCGGCTCGTTTATCTGGGAGATTCAAACTGCCGCCAATACATGGGTGGAGATATCCCCTATGGCCGTGTCGGTGGCTAGCCAGTTCCGCTACGCGGACGCCGTGTTTCTGCGCGCTTCAAGCGAAGAAACGATTAGGGCAGGGATCGACGACGACACGACATGGGCCGCGACTACGATATCAGGGACGCTCGGCCACTGGCTTCGCGTGCGGATCGCCTCGACGATCACGACCGCTCCGGTGTTCGAGCGCATGCGCCTGATCCCGAGTCACGTCGCGACTAACGCCCGAGGGCAAATCGAAGCTCGCGGGCTCGCGCAATGGCGCTCGCTCCTCTACGCGGTCGGCGGGACATACCAAGAGGTAACCGGCTCTGGCGCCAAGGACGCCGACGTTGCCGTTGGGTCTGGCGGAATTCCAACCGGCTGGAATGCAAAACTGAAGAAGGGCCTACTAGATACCGCAGCTGATTCTGTCTCGATTCAGTTCATCCTCCCAGACGGAATCTGCACGGCATTTCCGATCCGGTTCACGCTGGTGTACAGCCTCGACGGAGGCAGCCCAGTCACGGCAGCACCTGACGTAATCTTTTCCGCGCTGGTCCTGGGCGTCGGTGGCGTGCTGATCGCCGATTCAGCGGGCGGGATAGATCCCGTCGCGCGAGCCGCGACAGCAGCTGAGGTATTCACGTCCAAGGCCGCGACAGCAATCACCGTAGCGACGGACACGGGCGCGGTGACAGATCGGCTTCTGTCCATGGATTTCGGCCCTTATGACGTGTCCAGCCACTACGAAGGTGACGCGTTGGTTTGCTACCTCGAGCTGGACACCCAGGGGACTCCCGCTCAAGACCTGGCCATTTGGACGCTGGCCGTTAGCGGAGTCCGCTTCACCACGGGCGGGAGGCTGTGACCCGCGAGTGCGGCCCCTGCTCCTCGTGCTGTACAGTGCTAGAGGTCCTCTCTGTCAACTCGCCAGCCGGGACACCATGCGAGCACCAGCTAACAGAGGGCGGCTGCGGGATCTACGCCGACCGACCTCAGGGCTGCAGGCCCTATCGCTGTCTCTGGCTAGAGGGCGAGCTGGGAGAGGGCGACCGCCCAGACCTTTCGGGCGTGATAGTGGATCGGGGACTGTCGCCTGTGTTCCTTCCGACATGGGGCGCAGACGCTGTTTGCGTGCGGGAGCTCCGCGAGGGTTCGTCTAAGTCAGCGCCTGCTGTTCGGATAATCAACAAGCTGGAAGTCGAAGGCCGGGCAGTGTTCCTTAAACTGGCAGACGGGAGCACAGAGGCCCTGGGCAAAGCACATGCAGAGATCCACGCCATATCACACGGCAGGAGTAGCCTATGAGTAACCTTCAAAGTCTGGTCACGCTCGGCGAACTGTTCGAGGTGACCGCGGTGGCGGGTCAACCTGTATTCGCTAACCTGGGCACCCCAGCGGGCCCGTTGACTATGCCGCAGTCGGCGGCGTTGCGGATCTCGGTCAGTCATTCGGTAGCAGCAAATCTAACCATTGAGCACACTAGGGGTGTCGCTGCTTCTAGGAATCTCCTGCTACATGCTTTGGTCGCGGATCAATGCACCGCTTTGGTGTGGGAAGCTAAAATAGGGGACGTCATAGACTTCGAGGTAAGCGTGGGCGGAACCCTGTTCCTTACAGTCTCTATCGTCAAGGGCGGCGTTCTCTAGCGGGAGATCCCCGGACTCAGCCCTCGTCCCGGTTCCAGTTTGACGCGACCCAGAGCAGGATCATGTAGAGCCCAAGGCCAGCGCTTGTCGCGAGCCATACAGCCTCAGCTGGGGTCACTCTCGTCCACGTCTTCGTCCTCGAGCGCGCGCTCTACGCGGGAGCGGACCCACGCGCTAACAGACCGGCGGTCGTCCGCTCGCGCTAGGCGCTGAACGGCGAGCTTTGTCGCCATGGTCGCGCGGAAGCAAATCAACTCAGATCGAGGCTCGTCGTCTTCGTGCATAGGTCCTCCCAAATGTGTAAACGAAGTGTTTTTAGTATACGTTGACCCGGTGACGGCAGATCCCTAATTTCCAGGGAATGGCGCCTCCAATCTACAGACACGAAGAGCAGCCTAACGGCAACTTCACGATCTTTAGCGTTCCTATCTTCTCGGCTCACGTCGAGGAGCGGTCCGGTGGAGATCGTGAGTTCAACGCCCGCTGGTTGAGCTCGGCTGTGAAGCAGGCGATCAAGCGCCAGGACGAGGGATACATGGCCCCTCTCCACGTGTCTCACCACGGATCAGGATCTGAAGTCAAGGGCGCCGGACAGTTCCGCATGACCCACGTTGCCGACGTCGTCCACGACGGCAAGAAGGTCAAGACGATCTTCGCTGACCTCGTGAACGTCAAGCCCGAGATCTTCGAGCGCATTGCCAAGGGCGAGCTGGTCTATAGGTCCGTTGAGATCCTCGACGTCGACAAGCCCGAAATTGACAGCCTGGCCCTCCTCGATCACGAGACCCCATTCTTCCGCTTCCCGCTTCTCCGGGTCGCTGACCAGAATGGTCAACACCCAGACACTGCCCGCGTGACCCTCGCGCAGGGTGGCCCTGTCCTCGCCTACTCGCAAAGCGGCCACGCGTCGCGTGCACTCTTCAACTTTCAGGAGTCAACACCAGTGACTGAGCCCAAGACCGGAAGCGCGCCCGCGACCAACCCCACGCAGAAGGCCGCTAGCGCCGAGCAAGTCCTCGCGCAAATGTTCCAGCTCCTGAAGCAGTTCATGGGCGAAGGCGAGCCCGAGGCCCCAGCAGCCCCAGTCCCTGCAGAACAGCCCGCTCCCGTTGCTGCACCCGCAGCACCGGCGCACCCTCTCGCTGCCTTTACTGCGCCCGTTGCGGTTCTTCCTCCCGCCACCGCTGTCGGCGACACGGCCAAGAACGAGGCTGACGGCGCAAATGCCGCCATGGAGTCCCGTATGGCGAACATGGAAAAAGAGATCAACTCCCTCAGGGCCGAGCGCGCGGTTGCTTCGAAGTCCGCCGAGCTCGCCAGCGCTGGATTTGACGACGATCAGGTTAAAGCTTTCCGCGCCCGCGCTTCTGAGCACGGGCTCGAGGCCGCCAATGCCTACGCCGCTGGTATGCAGCGCGTCGGCCCAAGCGACCCCCCCTCACACTGGACCGGCGAACAGGGCGGCGGAGACGGCGGCGTCGTCGACGCACCTGAGATTGCTGCCTTCGCGGCTCAGGGCCCCGAGGCCCTCTCCCGCGCACGCGACCTTCACGCGTCCTGGAAACGCAGCGAGTCCCCCGTCGACTTCAACGATTACGTCGCGATCAACACTGACCCCGACTCCTACTGCGGAATGTCCCGCAGCTAGTTCCCTCGACCTCTGACCTCGACCGACCTCGAAGAGCAACACAACCAGGAGTCCTCGTGACCAACCCAACAGCTTCTAACCCGCTCAAGATCTCGCCCGGTCCTGAGGTCCGTCTCGGACATGAGGTACTCTCAGGCACCAGCCTATTCGCAGGCGCCTTCGCTGCCTTCGCGCTCGCTGGCGCTGCGGCCGGTGACGGGTACCTCGTCGCTTATGCAGGGCTGCAAGGGCAATGCTTGCTCGGCGGGCAACTGTCCGACGAGACCGTTGGCGACGGCACGATCGAGAACAACTGGAATGGAAACGGCGGCGTGCTCAAGCGTATCGCCGTAACCGGCGTCACCAACACGGCGACCGACCTGGGCAAGTGCGTCTGGGCGGCCGACGGCGGTCCTCCCCTCGTGCTCACCGATCCGGGCACGACTGCCCCCCTAGGCGTGATTGTCAACGTCACCGGCACGGCAGAGGCTGACGTCTACATGTTCAGCATGGAGGCTCAGTTCATTCTCGGCCTGTTCGGCAACTCGCTCTTCTCTGGCACCACGCCGAATATCGCGGTCGCCTCTTACGGAACAAACGTCGGGATCGCGTAACTCAAACGCTCGCCCTTGCCTCTCGCTCGCGCGCCATGGTGGCCCGCGGGCTTGAGGCAGTAGCAGACCACTCAAAGGAGTAACACCATGGCTGAAGCGGTAATCACGTCCAGCGACCTGTTTCGCGATATCAACGCGACCTTTCTCTCGACCTACCGCGACACGGTCGGCCGTCACCCCCGCTTGGCTGACGCCATGCGTCTCGGGATCTCTTCGAGCAAGCGAACCGAGCGCTTCGGCTACTTCGAGTCGCCTCCCACGATCGAGCGAATCGACCGCGGCGAAGCGATCGTAGAGGACGCATTCCGCGCAATTTCGTACTCTGTAACCAGTCTCACTTGGGGAAAAGCCCTGGGCTTCCACGAGGAGGATCTTGAAGATTTGCAGCTTGGCGATATTCGCGAAGTTGCTCGCCGACTCGCGATCCGCGCGGCCCAGCTCCCCGAGCAGGTCTTCTTCCAGATCCTTCAGGGCACCGCTGACGCGGCGCTCCTCAAGTCAATCCCCACTGCCCCCGACGGCGCTGCGCTCTACGCCACGACCGCTGGCGGCGCTGCCCGCTTCGGCGTTGCGAGTGGCAACCTTCTAACCGGAACAGGCGTCGCGACCGCCGGCGCGGTTCGGTCCGACTTCTGGAACGCGATCGAGCAGGCCAAGCAGTTCCAGGACACCGAAGGCGAGCCCCTCCTCAACGAGGGCGACATTGATCAGGGCGTAACCGTATTGTTTGGAGTTCAAAATGAAGAGGTAATGCGGGAGGCCTTTCTGCAAGGGACGACCATGCAGGTCCGCGCGGGCACCGCGACCACGGATACTGGTGGAGTTGCCGGCGTCTCGAACACGATCCTCGAGTCCGGCATGGCGATCAACCTCTGGTCGACCCAGCGGATCACCGGCGACGATATCCACATTTTCTTCCAGGGTGTCGAGCCGAAGCCGATCTTTGAGACCATGCGTCGCGCGCCTCGCATGATCGACGAGACCCGCGAGAACTCCGAGCGCGCTCGCCGCTACCGGATCCTCGCGACCCTGCTCGACATGCGCGCTGGCTACGGAGTCAACGCCGCATACGGGACGGTGAAAATCAACAACTAGTTACTTCCCCCTTTTGCTAGTTGTTGCGGCCCGTCCATTTCGGGCGGGTCGCTTCTTTTGTCTCGA